GGAAAACCTAAGTTCAATAATCCTTCTTGGAGGCCCTGGCAAGCCTCCTTAGAACATTCTAGCCGTCCCTCAATTGGTATGGAGGGAGATCTCTTGCAGAACGCAGTGATCGATTACAAATTACCACTTCTTAAGTTGATTGAAACTCGAGAGGACATTCGTGAAAATGTCCGTCCTCTAGCCCGAATGCAAACTGTTTGTGGCATTGACGGGATGAGATTCATCGATAAAATGAAGCCATCTACATCTGTTGGCTTCCCTCTCGCTGGACCTAAGAGTGAATACCTTACTCTTTTGGATCCTGAGGAATATGAAGACTTTGCGTGCCCAACTGAACTTGATGATCAGTTTTGGGATGAATTTGAACGCATGAAATCGGAATACTTGGCTGGACGCCGATCATATCCTGTCTTCAAGGCTTCGTTGAAAGATGAGCCTACCTCTCTATCGAAAGATAAAGTGAGAGTTTTCCAAGCAGCGCCGCTTGCGCTGCAACTCGCTGTGCGAATGTACTTTTTGCCTATCGTGCGAGTTTTGTCGCTATTTCCGTTGGTATCGGAATGCGCTGTTGGCATTAATGCTCAAGGCCCTGAGTGGGATGAGCTAGCCAAATACGTAAAGCAATATGGAGCTGATCGTATTTTAGCAGGCGACTATAGCAAATATGACCTACGAATGTCATGCCAACTTATGTCTGCAGCTTTTCGAATTTTGATCGATTTGGCTAAAGCATCTGGCAACTATACCGAAGAAGACATTTCCATCATGGGAGGAATTGCTTCTGATATCTGTCAGCCTTTGATGGCTTACAATGGTGATTACATTCAACATGTGGGATCTAATCCCTCGGGTCAAAACCTCACCGTCTATATTAACTCTATTGTCAACTCACTGTTGTTCCGATGTGCATTTTACCATATTTGCAAGGATCGAAAGAAGACAACATTCCGTGATGTATGTTCGTTGATCACTTATGGAGACGATGCCAAGAGTTCTGTTAAAGAGGGATGGGATGAGTTCAACCACATTAGTGTGGCCAATTTCCTGGCTGAGCGTGATATGAAATTCACTATGCCAGACAAAGAATCTGAACCTACTCCCTACATGACGGATGAGGATGCGGACTTGCTGAAACGCAAGAACGTTTTCAATAAAGAGACCGGATTGATTTTCGGTGCTCTTGACGAGAAGTCCATTTTTAAGAGTTTGCACTCTGTCTTACGTTCAAAAGCTGTAACTAATGAGGAACAGTGTATGTCGAACATTGACGGCGCTTTGCGTGAGTGGTTCTCTCATGGACGCGAAGTTTATGAATCTCGTCGAATGCAAATGAAAGAAGTTGCAGACCGTGCGAACTTGACGTACGGATGCCGAGAACTGGATGTCTCCTATGA